TGACATTAGATGATGCATTAACTTTAATATATTGTGGCATAGAAGATGGACATAGAGCTGCAAAGCAAGATTGTGATTTAAGTGTTGATGATTTAGCTGATTTAATTGATGGTGATTTTGATAGTATTGGAAAGGCTATGGAAATATTGGCTGAACAAATGGGCGGTAATACTGGAAAAAAGCAGAAAGCCAAGAAGAAATAGAGGCTCTTACTTGGCAGAGATTAGAGAGAATTGCTTTTGGACAGTTAGGCATGGGAGTAAAAGAGTTTTATGATTACTTGCCTAAACATTTTTGGAATAAGTTGGATGGCTTTTATGAGCTTGAGAATATAAGGGAAAGAAGTAAGTGGGAAAGAACAAGATGGCAAACTACTTTGTTACTAAATATTCAAATAGCAAAAGGTAAAAAAATAAAGCCAACTGATTTGATTGAGTTTGAGTGGGATAAAAAGGATAAGAAAATAGATTACGAGAAATTGAAAGCAAAAGCTGAATATATTAAAAAAATGAGTGAGCATGGCAAATAAGAGTGTTGGTTTATTAACTATTGCATTTGGAGCTGATTTAAGAGGCTTTGACAAAGCAATGAAAAAAGCTCAAAGAAGTATCAAAAAATTTGGTACATCTATGCAGAGAACTGGTAAAAACTTAACCAGAAGTTTAACATTGCCATTGGCTGCATTTGCAGCTGCATCTGTAAAAGCATTTGATGAACAAATAGTTGCAGAAACAAAATTACTTACAGCCTTAAAAGGTCGTGAAGATATACAGCAAAGATTAATTGCACAAGCTAAAGAATTACAAACAAAAACTTTATTTGGTGATGAGGAAACAATAAAAGCACAAGCATTGTTAGCCTCATTAGGATTAACAGAAGATCAAATCACTATGTTAATTCCTCAGATTCAAAACATGGCTACTGGCTTAAGCATGGATTTGGTAGGCGCAACATCATTAGTAAGTAAATCAGTTTCAACAACTACTGATGCATTAGCAAGATATTTTAATACTGGATTAAAAGGAGTAACTGGTCAGCAAGAAAGAGCAATTGTATTAACTCAATCATTATCAGAAAAATTTGAGGGACAAGCTGAAGCAATTAGAGATAAAGGGTTGGGAGCATTTAAGGCTTTAGGAAATGCAATTGGTGATGTTGGTGAAGAGTTTGGTGAAATAATAACAGAACAATTACAGCCATTAACTGAGGGTTTTGAAAAGCTAACAAAAATAATTTCTGGATTAACTAAAGAACAAAAAGAAAATATAGTTTTTTACGCAAAAATATTGGCAGCTGTTGGTCCAGTAATTACAATTTTAGGAATATTGGCTGCATCTCTTTCGGCTATTATAGGATTTTTTGCTGCAATGTCAGCATCAACAATTGCTGTTGTTTTGTCTGCAATTGGTGTTGCAGCTATGTTTGTTACTGATAAATTCAGAGAGTTTAAAAATTCAAAAAAACATGTTGATGACTTTACAAGTAGTGTAAAAGAGTTAAAAAAAATAACTGATGAATTGGGTGAGCCATCTTTATTATTTGATCCAAGTGGAAAAAAACTAAAAAAATTCTCAACTTTTGGAAATATTAAAGTAACTGGTGATGATGACGAAGAGAAAAAAGTAGAAACAAGAATTGCTGGTATAACAAAAAAAATAGAATCTTTAAAGCCAGTTTTATTAGATACTGGAAGAGCATGGAGAACATACTATGAGGAAAGAGAAGAAAGCTCTACAATGGCAGCCGAAGCTCAAAAACAATTAAACGCTGCAACTCAATTATTTGGTGATGTAATGTTTAGTGCAATGATGAGTGCTGCAAATAGTCAAGAAGGATTTTTCAGTTCGTTTATAGAAAACATGAAAAAAGCAATAAAACAACTATTGATGCAATTAGCAGTATTGACAGCAATTAACATATTATTAGGAGGAAAAGATATGACAATTGGAAAAGCATTTACAGCTGCAAAAACATCAATTTTAGGCTTAGCAAGTGGTGGTTTGGTTACTGGTCCAACAATGGCTTTGGTTGGTGAGGGAGCTGGAACAACAGCATCAAATCCGGAGGTCGTAGCTCCATTAGATAAATTAAAAGGAATGATAAATGGTGGAGGTGTTCAGCAAGTTGAGGTTTATGGTAGAATAAGTGGAAACGATATTTTTTTAGCAAATCAAAGAGGGAGTATAAACAGATTTAGATCAGTTTAATTTATGGCATTAGCAAAACAGTTTTATAGCAGTTTTAAAAGTTATAATGATTGGGATTATTACTTAGAAATTTGGGTTGAAGGTTATAGTGGAAGTGCATCACAAATTTCAATAGGAGCTGGAGGACCAGTTATAACTTACGGAACTGATGAACAAGATAGATTCAGCCCAATATTATCAAGTAAGTTAGAGTTACCATTTATGGTAACAAATACAACTCAAGATGCTTTTATAAAAAATATAAGAGAACAATTTAATGAGCAAGATGTTTATATTCATTTATATAGGGCAAGTTCAAGTGATTATAGTTCAGTAGCTCCATTGTGGAGTGGTTTTGTGCTTATGGATTTAAGTGCATCACCAGATTTATATTATCCTTATCCAGTAACATTAACAGCTGTTGATGGCTTATCATTGCTTAAAGAAATTGATTTCTCAAAATCTGGAACTGCTGGAAGTTATACAGATTCTGATATGTATTCAAACAATGGAAGATTTACATATTGGTTAAAAGAAATACTGCTTAAATCTGGAGCATCAACAACAACTCAAGGCTCTACACAAGATTATAAATTCACAACTGCAATTAACTGGTTTAATAGTGTTATGCCTACAATAACACAATCAACTGATCCATTTTATCAAACCAAGTGTAATACTAAAATGTTTTTTAGTAAGGATTCGGATGAAAATTTTACAGTTGTTAATTGTTATGATGTACTCAAAAATTTATTAAAACATTGGGGGGCAAGAATTATATATTGGAAACACATTTATTATATAGTACAAATACAAGAATATAACACAGCCGAATCTGGAACTTATGCAAATCCAGATAATATTGACACAAGAACATATACAAAAACTGGAGCATTTGATGGTTCATCTGATAACTTAGGTGATTCATATTGGACAAGATATAATTTATTAATAGATAGTGTTGAGGGTGGCATCCAAAAATTAACTGGCACAGATTTTAATTACTTACCACAATTAAAAAGGACACAAGCTAAATTTATTGATTATGGAAATAAAAATTATTTTGGTGGTTTGCCATATGATTTAACAACTGGACAAACTGATGTAATTTATCAAGATACAATTAGTGATGTTTCTGTTGATGGAAGCATGATTTTAATAATACCATTAGATGTAACAATGGATGTTGCATATAGTGGAACATTAGCCATGACATTAACATTTAGAATGTATATAACTGATGGCTCAACAACTTATTATTTAAGATATGATGCATCTAATACTCCTAAATATTACTGGGAAAATGCAACAACAGCAAATCTAAATTTTAAAAAGACAATTTGGAGGTCTAATTTAGATAACATTGTTGGCACACAAACAAAGGTTGGTTTTCATCAGCAAATTGAATTTAAAGATGTTAGTGGCTCAGCATTAACATTAACTGGTGATTGGGATATTTATACCGACATAGATAATTGGGGAAGTAATAGTGGTAGTTTTAAATTTCTATATGCACAAAATGGATTATTTAATACACAAGTAATTCACACACCAAGCTCATCAACTATATATTGGACAAATACATTAAATCCAAATTATCAAACTCCTTTAAATCCATCTGTTATTGGGCAAACTAATCAGCCAACATCATACAATCCTAATTATTCTTTAAATCCAACAACATCAAATAGCATAGTTTCTTATACATCACAACTAAATACTAATCCATTTGAAGGTAAATTGCTTATTGTAAATGCAAGTTCATCTGGAGCTTTGTATGGTAGTTTTGTTTCTGTTAGTCCAAATCCAATAACTAAAGATTCTGAAATAGTTGATTTTGGTGATTTAATTTGGGGTGATACATTACTTGCAAGTTCGGAAGGTAGTTTAAAAGTGTGGAATGGTAGTTCATTTGTAAAATCTAATGTTATTGGAACTTGGGGGTTAGGCTCAACAAGTGGAAGTAATAGTTATACAGAAATGCTATTGTCTGAATATCTTTATGGACAAACTAAAGTCATTGAAAGTCCATCAATGAGGCTTGTAATTGGTGAAACAAATAAAAATCAAAATGATGGTAGTGGCTCAAGACCAAATTACATTAATCCAATTGGTAGATTAAGAGGTTATAGTGCAACTGGGACAACTCCTTATTATATATTTAAAAGTGGATCATTTCATTTGTTAAAAGATGAGGTTGATTATCAAGGATATCAAATTATAAGAGATACACAATCACTAACAAAAACTGATGACATAATAATTGGTCCAGATATTTTACAAGATAAGACTAATAAAATAGGGCAAAAAACTCCACAAACAAATACATTAGTAAATAAGCTAACTCAAAATAGTTATATAACAACTGTTTCTGCAATTAAAAGTGCCTATGGAAATGATGTTGCTGTAAATGGAATATTTGCAAGTGATTCTGGTTGGACAAAAGGAACTGGCTGGAGCATCTCAAGTAATAAAGCAGTTTTTTCACCAACTGGCTCAACAAGTGATATTAAACAAGATACCTTAACCAATGCTTTAACATATAAAATAATTGTTACATTAACATTAAGTGCTGGTGGATTATCAGTAAAAGCAGGTAGCTCTGGCAACTCAACTGTTTTAAGTGCATCTGGAACTTATGAAGTTTTTTCAACTTGTGCTGGATCAACTGATGTTATATTTGAAGCAAGTGCAGCTTTTGAAGGTTATATTGAAAAGGTTGTAGTTCAACAACAAGTGCCAGTTACAAGCATAAATATAAATGCTATTGGCACAGCTGTATTTAAAACAAATGATGTTTTAAACGTAGCAGATGTTGATGGTGATGATGTTATTGAATTTACTGTTAGTTCAGATCAAGGAGCAAGTGACACAAGTATTTCTGTTACAAGTAAATTAATTACTGAGGATATATTAGAAGGCTCAATAATATTAGTAAATCAAAATGACTTAGCTGCACAATACCAAAACAAAACAAAAGGAACTGTTGCTGGATTTGATATTACTGCAACTGGTATTGCAAAAAGTTCTATAAATATTACTGACTGGCTTAATAGTGATACAATGAGTGGAGCAGCTGTTACAAATGTTCCAACAGCATTAAGTGTGAAAAATTACGTTGATGCTCAAGTTGGTAGTGCTGATACATTGCAAGAGGTTACAGATAATGGAAACACAACGACTAATTCAATAACATTTGCTGGGGGAACATCAACTGGTGATATAACTGGTGAAAACATTACTTTAGGAGATGGCTCAACAGATAGGCAATTAAAAGTTTATTATTCTAATGTGTCTGATTTTGTAAATGTAAAAGGTTATGGTATAGAATTTAATAGGACAGATTCTTATTTAAGACCAACATCTGCTAATTCTAAAAACATGTATTTTGGAAATCCTTCTTTGTATTGGATTCAAATAGAATCAAATGCAGTTACTCATAAATGGACAAATGCAAGTGCTGAAAAAATGCGTTTGACATCTGGAGGGAATTTGGGAATTGGAACTACAAGTCCGAGCGAAAAGTTAGAAGTGGTTGGGAGTATTTTAATTGAAGGTAATAGTGATTCAAGATTATATTTAGGCTCAAATATAGCACAAACTTTTTCGTTTGGAACTGTTTGGGATGGTAGTTATGATTCAATGTTTCTTGAATATAGTGCTACAGCAACTAAAGTTTTAAGTGTTAGGGGAAATGGGAATATTGGTATTGGCACAACAACAGCAAGTGAAAAGCTCCATGTTGTTGGAAAAGGAATATTTACCGATAGATTAGGTGTATCAATGGGAAGCAACACTCCTCAATTTCCTTTAGATGTAAATGGTGTTTCAATGCTTAGAACTGAAGCTGATATGTGGCAGTCAGAACAAAAGTTTATGCGTATAGGTAGATATAATAGAAATACAGGTACTGGAGATAGACAGCATTATTTAACGGCAAAAGTAAGTGACGGGGCGAGTAATAACTTTATATCGTTCAACATAGATGATGGCAGCACATCCAATGGCTCTTCCTATGCTACTAATGTTTTAAAGTTAAATGGTGATGGTAATGCATTGTTTAATGGAAGCGTACTTATTGGAACAACAACTAATCATTCTGGCTCAATATTAAATGTAACTGGTGGAAATGTTAGGTTTGCTTCACAAACAAATAATGAAGATAGATTTTTATTTGAAACTGGTGTTGCTTCTGCACATCCAGAGTTAAAAATTTATGATAAAAATGAATCACAAGTAATAAGTATAAATGCAAATCCAGTTAATCCAACATACTTTAATTCTGGAGCTAATTTTGGAATTGGGACATCAAATCCAGCTTATGCTTTAGATACAACTGGAAACATTAGAGCAACTGGCTATGTTTATGCTGATGATTCATTGGTTACTAATACAATTGTTTCTGCTGGTAGTCAAGATTTAAGTATTATAAAATCTGGGGCTTACTCAACAACTTTTTCAACAAATGGCTCAGAAAAAATGCGTTTAACATCTGGAGGTAATCTTGGCATAGGTGTTACAAGCCCAGCTTTGCAATCTGGCGGTACTGGTTTGCATATAAACGCATCTAATCATTCAGAGATAAAGTTTACTAACTCAACAACTGGAACAGCCTCTACTGATGGTACAGCTTTTGTTTCTTCTGGAACTGGTTTTACAATCAATAACAGAGAAGCTGGTAGTTTAACTTTAAAAACAAACAACACTACAAGAGCAACAATAGATTCTGCTGGAGCAACTACATTAACTGGCTCATTAGCTGGAACAAGTGTAAATTTTAGTGCAACATCAATTTTTAGTGCAAATACATCTATTAGATTAAAAAGTATTTTTTCTGACTATTTTTCAAGCACACAAAACCTTACATTAAATACTGGTATAAATGCAAATATTTTATTTGTTGATACTAATACTGAAAGAATGCGTTTGACATCTGCTGGTCGATTAGGTATTGGCTTAACTAATCCATCAACAGATTTACACATTAAAAGTACATCTGCTGGTAGTGGTTATGCAACAATAGAAAACACAGTTCATTTTTCTAAATTAGATTTAAAAAGTTCAACACATACTGGTAGTATAATTATGGATGGAACTGGTGGTTTTATTTCTGGTGGTGGTTTACTTTTAAACACTACCAATAATAGAATTAAATTTTTAGAAGGAGGCTCAGCAAGTATGATTTTGCAATCTGGAAATTTAGCTATTGGAGGCACACCTGGAGCTGTATATAAATTTGACGTTGTTGGAAAGGCAAGAGTTCAAAGTGTATTAGAATTAGATGATGTATTAACTTTAAATGCAATATCAACTCCAGCTGATCCAGCATCTGGTAAATCATCAATATATATGGATTCAGCTGATGGAGCAATAAAATGTAAAATAAATGTGGGTGGTACAGTGGTAACTCGTACTATTGCAAGTTTTGAATAATTAAATAAATAAAAAAAAATGATAACTTATAAATGGATAATATCTTCAATGGATTGTGTAATACAAGAAACTGTTGAGGGACAAGAACTTAAAAATGTGGTCAATCAAATTCACTGGAGGCGTTCAGCATCAGAAGGAACAGAAGGTCAAGCTGATTATTATTATGCTGATGTATATGGGGCTATGCCTTTGACATCACCAGATCCAAATGATTTTGTGCTTTACGAAAATTTAACAGAAGCTGATGTTGATGCTTGGTTAAATGAAATGACTGAGCCAACTCCAGCTGAAATGGATGCACAATTAGCTGCAAATATTGAACTGCAAAAGAATCCAACTGAGGAAACTTTGCCTTTACCTTGGGACAATGAATAGTGATTTAAAAGATACTTTGGAAATAGTTATCCCAAACGCATCTGCAATTGGTATTAGTTTGAGTGAGTGCAATGAAATATTGACGTTTATTTCCTTAGTTTTAGCAATAAGTATTTCTATGTATAAACTTTACTATTGGAACTTTAAAAAGAAATAATGGGATTTTTTAATAAATTATTTAATTCTGGTGAATTAGTTAAAGAGGTTGGAAACACAATTGATAAGCTAACAACATCTGATCAAGAAAGGTTACAAGCTAAAAAAGAAATAAAAGAAGTGTTGCTTGATTATGAGAAATCAATGCAAGAACAAGTTACAAGCAGATGGCTTAGTGATAATAATGGGAGTTTACTTACAAAAAATATTAGACCAATTGCTTTGGCTTTTTTAACTTTTATGTTTGTAATAATATCTGTTTTTAGTGGGAATATAGGAACATTTGAAATTCAAGAAGAGTTTGTGCCAGTTTATCAAACACTTTTAATTGTTATTTATACAGCTTATTTTGGTGGTCGTAGTTTTGAAAAGATTAAGAATAAAAGAAATGACTAAATTTTATAATGCAGAAACAAGAAACTCATTAGAGATGCAATTTGGTAGTCTTGTTTGTAAAAAAATAGTAATTGAAAAAAAATATGTTTACGCAAAACGTATTGATACAAGAACAAAAAAATATGGCAATCAAAGAAAGCATAAGGGTGAAATGGGTAAATATAATTAAATGGCTAAGAAACGTAAATTAAACAGTTTAAATCCTAAATATAATAAGGTTGAGGAGAAAACTAAGTATAAAAGGGTATTTGTTAAAGAAGTAAAAGGTTGTAAAATTTATCATTTATATGAAATACTTTAAATTAAGAGAATTTGCTTGTAATTGTTGTGGTAAGAATAAAATTAACAGAACATTTGTAAGAATATTATCAGCTGCAAGAGAGCATTCTAAGAACGAAGATGGCTCTGATATACCTTTTATTATAACAAGTGGCTGGAGATGTGAGAATCATGCAGAATCAATTAAAAACCCTACAAGCTCACATATTAAAGGATTAGCAGCTGACATTCTTGTTAAAAATAGCAGAGAAAGAGCTGTAATATTAGGAGCATTAATGGAAGCTGGATTTACAAGGTTTGGGATAGGACATAATTTTATTCATGTTGATATTGATGAGGATAAAATACAAGGTGTAATTTGGACATACTAAATGGAATCAAAATATTTAGAATATAAAGATGAAATAGTTTCTTTATTTTGGAATGGAAATGGTTATCAAGCCATTGCTCAACATCTTATTGATAAATATCATTTTAAAGTAAAAAAACACACATTAAGGCATAGAATAAAAGACATAATTCAATATGTCATTGCTGATAAGGAAATAATCCAACACAATATTTTATTACAAAAGAGAAGCCAGAAACAAGCTGATCTTAATAGAATAAAAAATAAAGCATTTAGAGAACATTCAAGGCTTGAAAATGCATTAGTTGAGTACAACAAGGCATTGATTGATTTGCTTAAAGCAGAGAGCCTTAAAACAACAATAAAGCAGCATACAAGTAAAGGTAAACAAGCAATCATTGTCCAAATAGCAGATACTCATTTTAATGAGCTGGTAGATTTAAAAAATAACAAATATGATTTTGAGGTTGCATCTAAGAGATTACAGAAGTTTGCACATCATATTAAAGAATATGCCAA